GGGCATACCCAGAACCCTTAATTGTTACTTGTGGGAAAGGATTGCCTGATGAATCTTTGATAAAAACAGATAAAGTGTCTGCTAGTGCTATGTCTTTATTACCTTTGTTGGTTGAAGTAGTAGATAAAGAGGATAATAACGTCTTTAGTGCTTTATCAAGGTTTGAATTTGGACTTTTAGTCATTGATGTCTCTATTATTTTTGATAATTTTGACCTTAATTGTTTTTTTTTTCGTTCTTTATCTTCCAAAACACTAAAATCAGGTGGTGCAGCTAGGCTCTTAGTCATTTTTGGCCTAGTGTGACCCGTTCCACCACCAGTATTCTTGTTATTTCCGAGACCAATTAGTCTTTTTTTCATCTTGGCCCATGACTGTGACTGTGATGGAAGGTACTTTCCCTCCATAATATCTGGGTTGTCTATATTTTTAAGGTAAAAATTAATAGCATTTGTGGCCACTTCTGTCATGTTTTTCATAAACATAGATAAATCTTCCTCAGCAGCCCATACAAATTCAGAATTTTCCTGAAATTCTTGTACAAAAAGGTCCACAGGAGGTTCTTCGATAGCGTAATCTGTCCATAATATGTACATATTCATATCTTCACCTTTCCAAGTGTGGGTATATTGATAGATTAATCTTGAATAAGGGACAATTAGCCCCGTTTCTTCTGCTACTTCGCGCTCATAACCATCGGCAACACCCTTTAAACCTCGTTCTTCTTCAATTTTTTTGATATGACCACCAGGAATATCCCATCTGGTGCCTTTGTCGGTTCTTTTCAAGAGTAAAATACTACCATGTATGTCTGTTATTATACCTTTGGTAACAATATTTGAGTCTTTATATGCTTCTAAAGAAGATTTTACCTCAATTCCATACCTCTGACAGTTTAATATCTCTTCCATACTGTCATCATGGTGCAAATCAATGCCCAATTGTCTCAAAGTTTTACCTTTTAGTTCTCCTTCGGTATAATGAACCCTTACCGAAGGGAATATATGAGATAAATTAAGCAATTTGATGTGATAGGGTATTGATTCTTCTGGATAATATTGCTCTAACTCTCTTTTTCTAGAAGTAACGATATACAATTCAGCACCTTGAGAGTGATATTCTTTAATTTTATCAATGAAAGCTTGATTGTACTCTTGAAAGCGATATAATGGTAAATCTGAGTCATCCTCAGAGTCAATCATATAGCTCATAGCTATTGTATTATCCCAATCAAAAGATATTTTTTTATTTTTCACTTGACATCCTCCTAGATTCATGTTATAATAATATTATAAATAGTTTTTTGTTTCATTCCACTGTAACAATTACAATATAACATACTTGGGAGGGTTTGTCAAATGATTTCTAGATCTTTTTTCTTTTATTATATTTTCTTTTAATTAATATTATAATATAATCACGTTTTAGTATTCAGTTCTCTAATTCTAGCTTCTTGATGCATTTGTTTTTTCAGATCAAGACCTAAATCTAGTTTAACTATTACTTTTTCTAACATGTTTTGCTGCTCTTGGAGCTTATCAATGACTTTATCTTGTAAAAGTCTCTCTTCAGCTTTAGCATCTTTGCGTGTTTGGTAATTGGCATACAATAAAGATGCAGTCCAAAGACCTAGTGGACCATATTGTGCCAATGATTCAATTAAAATTTCCATATCCCATAAAACCTCCGTGTTGATGGTATACTAAGTATCTACCACTTTCGGCAAGACCAATATCTTGCTTTAGTTTTTGGTCCTGGATTGTCACAATTGTGTCTTTTTCTAAAATTTCTCCTTGCTTTCGGGTTACTTTTTCTAATTCTCATAGTTTTTTCACCCTTGGCTTTGGCACTTGTGCCGCCATGACCAAAATTAACTTTTTTGACATTACCAGTCTTTGGATCTTTTACAAAAACTTTGAACTTTTTTACATCTCCTCGCATTGGTTTGTTTAATTTTACTTTTCTTCCACGATATTCAGCTTCTTCAAGTTGATCTTCTTCAAGATTTTCAAAGAATTCAAACTCTTCTTCTAATGGAGAGCCATCATCATATGAGCCATTTTCAATAATGTAGTGTTCATACATAATTTCATCTTCCATGAGTGCTTCTAGTTCTTCATTTATTAACGTAATGATAAAATCTGGTGTTAAATGCATGTTTTCGTTTTTCCTTTTCTTCTTTTTTTGACTTACGTTTTTCGCTTTTCCTCTCCTATCAGGATTTGGATCTTCTTTTCTCTTTTTTCGAGCTCTTTTATCTCTTTCTTTCTTACTCATTTTGGCCCTGTCGTCAGGATCTCTACAATAAGGCTTCGTTTTTTGACCCGGTTGCTTAGCACAGGGCTTTCCATCATACTTTCCACCAGTTTGAACCCAGCCACCACCTTTAAACCAATCACGAAGAGAGTAGCCTTTACTACTAGCACCTTTGCCGTCACGCTTACCGCCACGTTTTTTCTTTTTAACTTTACGTTTTTTTCGTTTTTCGTCAAGAACACCCTGTTCTACTTCTTGTCTGGTCATGTGCCTTCCTCTACTCTTCTTTTTATCTTAACTCTTATTTTTTTCTTAAGAAGTTTTTCTTCTTTTTGTATATCTATTTCCTCACCATCATCTAAAATGTAATCTTTGTCCTTGTGTTGTCCAACGTTTGGCATATCTTTTAGAGTATCTTCAATTTCGTCTTCCATTCCCTTGCCAACCGCTTTCACGAAAGGGTCCATACCTGATGCACCTCCCTCATCCTTTAAGACTTTTTCTAGTTCTTTAGGATTTACGTGTGTGTATCCTTGTTTTGCAAGTCTGTGATGATCTTCTTCTTTGTTTGCGTCCACTACTTTACCAGTTTTTGGATTATACATTTTGTGTTTCTCAAATTCTTCATTAACAGATTCGTTCTTTTTGGATTTATTTCCATAATTTGCAGCACCAACTTTTCTACACTGTACAAGCCGTCCAGATGCATATGCTGAAGGCCACACTTTAGCAGTTCTTTTGATTTTGTGATAGCATGCATCACGTTTTGCTTTTTTCTTTTTAACTTTTCTCTTTTTACGTTTTTCTTGAAGTTCTTGTTTTTTCATTTTTTATTTTTCCTCATTCGAATGGTTTTCTTTTTAGAAGCTTCTTTCCGCTTCTCGGCATATTCATATGCTTTTTTGAGTCTTGCTTTGACCTTTGGGTCTTTTGCATTTTGATAAGCAGCTCTTGCTCTTTGATGTATAAGATTAATTATCTGCGATTGTCGTTTATGACTCTTGGACTTGAAACTTTTTTTAGATAATGTTTGTTGAATCGCTGAGACCGATTTAAAACTTACGGACACTGTGTCACTTGGGTCTTCATCAGTATACAGTCTTCGACCAGAACCCTTTGGTTTTTTACCAGTTCCTTTTGCCGGGTCTTTACCTTCCTCAGCTTTGACACAGTTACGGTATGACTTTCCAAACATTTTTTTTGTCTTTCTTGTTGGATGTGTCTTATAACCTTTTTGACAACGTTCTTCAAGTTCCATCTCTTCATTTTTTCTTTCACCCTTTTTAGATCTGGTTTTTTGATTTTTGCAGAACTGTTTCATAGTAAAGCCTTTTGGGTTATCACATTTTTTTGCTCGCTTGGCTCTTTCGGACTTACTAAATTTTTCATCTAGTTCACCTCGTTCATCCATAGATAGTGCAATAGCTACCGCTTGGTCTTGTTTTATACCTTTATCTCTAAGTTTTGATATTTCTTTTGAAACGGGATCTTTCTTTTTCTTTTCTTCTAAACTTTTTACAATACGTACTTTTATAGTTTTGGCATCATCACGTTTGCCGTCTCCACCACCGCCACCGTCACCTCCAAAGTCACCACCACCAGAGTCAGTGTCACCATAGCCTCCACCGTAGTACCAGCTTCCAACTCCCCAATGGTATTTATTCTTTCTCTTTTTTCGACGCTTTTTTCTTTTCTTTCGTTTTTTCTTTTCTTCAACAACTTCTGAGCGGGGCTTGAAAAGACCAAGATCAACGATAACAATATCACCTGTGTATTCACGTATCATGACATTATCTTCGTGCATGTCCCTAGCTGCAAGACCAGTCAAGCGCTCTAGTTCCTCGATAGCTTTGCGTATGGATGCTGCCTCACCTATCGCATCACCCACTTCTGCTGGGGCTCCTCCACGGTCCATTCTGGCCATTTCTGGGCGGTTATGAACTCCAATAGCAGAACCCTTACGAATAAAGTCAGACCAAGACATAGCAATACCAACATTTCGTTGATAATAATCCATCATATTTTCTTCTTTAAGTATTTCCATAAGTTTGATAATAAATACCAAGAGACCAGGATTGGTCAAGTACTCTTTTTTTAGTTCCCCAAATCCATCAAGAAATGCATCTCTTGCTGTGTATAGGAAAGCCTCATTCATTCTGTTGAGTATTTTGTAGTACAACTCGTCATCTTTACCAGCTTCAAGTGCAGGTATTTGTAAGAAACTTACACTAGATAATTCTTGTTGAACTCTTTCTATAATACTTTCAGCTACACCATCTAAAAGAGTAGAAATAATTTTGTTTCTAGCTCTGTCGTTTGTAAGATATGTATACATTCTTCTTCTTATATCTTTATAGACACCAATTTCAACAGCATCACCAGTTGGAGCTACCAAACCTTCTCTACCTTGAAATATATCTTTTACAAGGTTCATTTTTACGCCCTTATTTGTTAAAAGCTCCATGACAATGAAACCAAATCTATCTTGCGAGAACATTGTAAAAACTTTTGGAAAATGTTTTGCGATCAGTTTACTTTTCTTTCGAGCATCTTGAACTGTTTGATAGTTTGACATTTCTTTATTTACTGCCATATCTCCGATAGATCCTTCGAACAAGATCTTAATGGCAACTTCTTTCCCTTCTGGGTTACTAGCTAAAAATACACTTCCAAACTTTCCACTTCCAAGTTCTTTTTTAACTGTATAACCTTTCTCTTGAAGTATAATTTCATAAGACTGTTTTGGACTTGGTGGTGCTTCTTTCTTTTGCTGACCTTTTGGTGGTAGTGTAAATTCACTGTCATAATCAGAACCGTCGAGATCAGAACCAATCATCTGATCTAGAGCATCTGTGAAAGAGCCTTCTTTTATTATTCTTACTTTCATACAATATTCCTCTGGAATAAATAGTATATTCTACTGGTAATTGTACACAACTTCTATAAGAGATTCTTCTGGGGGAATAACTGTAAAATTTATTATATTACTCGCCGAGTCGTAAACCCAATCAGTCCATATAGCACCGTTAACAAAAACTTCTATGTGTTGGTCCGAAACAGGAATATGAACAAGTTCTATTTTCTCAACTAATTGCAGTTGGTTTGACGCTTGAGCAACACCGTGAGACCAATCCTCTGCACATATGTCAATAATAACTCCGCCAAAATAGTTTGCAATATCCATGTACTCATTCCCTACATCCAAACCAGCACTGAAGGTTCCGGGGCATTCACTAATAGTGTTATCTTGATTTACAATAGCAGTTACATAAACAGTTTCACGAACACTTTGAACCCAAGATATAAAGGTTGTGGCATCGTTTATCTGGTTAATAGATACACTGCGATCATCTTCATCTGAGACAAAAACAATTAAAAGAGCAGCATCATGACGCATCCATTGCAAGGCATCGTGATTTTGAGTCATAAATTTCCAAGCAGATTCTATTCCACCCTCCCTGTGCCCAGATATATTGTTATTTAAACTAGCCTGTGCATCTGACGGTGTATCACCTGGCAAGAGAGGAAATGAATTCATTGATTGGGCAACGGAGTAATCTGTTGATAATATCTCCAAACGCCAAAAAACATTGTTTGGTAAAGCACCCATCATCTGAGCTACGCCGTCAACAACACGAGGCATATCATTCAGCATTGAACCAGAAGGATCTACGACCCACAAAATATCAATACCATTTGCTAATTTAGGTTGAACCACCGACTGCACCCAGAGCGGATATTGCTCTGGGACTTCGACCTCCACTTCTACTTCGACTTCGACTTCAACCTCTACTTCAACCTCTACGTAAGCTGTATCGTACACGACTACCTCAACTTCTTTGATTATCTCATGTGTCAAGCCTTGTTCCGAGAGACAACCAAAAAGAAAAAATAATAATGCAAACATAAACAACCCTCCGTTCGCTTGAAGCGCGGGCTTCTAACAATAACTATAACTCAGTTTTCAGATCGGCAATATGTATTAACATTTCTTCCTTGTTCCACCCACGTTGAACAACTCTGATTTGCAAATCTTTATCTAAAATAACAAAAAATGGCCAACCAGTCAAAGGAAAGCCATGTGTTCCTGTTAAGTCAATATCGTGCATTCTGGTTCCTAACCAGACTTCATCATGCCAAAGACCAAAATGATCGCCCCACTGTTGACCGTCCATTATTGTGGGATCATCACCATCCAAGTTTTCAATTAAAACTGTAATCCATTTTACATCACCAGACATGACCTTAATTGAATTTACATGAGATGCTGCCTCTTGACAAGGACCGCACCACATAGCGGAAACATCAATAACAACAACTTCTCCATAATAATCATAAAGCACTTCTTCACCACCTTCAGCAGTTGGTAAAAAAAGATTACAAATATGATCTCCACCATTAAACGAACATTCGTCCCAATAAGGCCCTTCAACCACTTCAGGTTTCTTTCCAACAACAGATTCATTCATCGTATCTAAACCTGGTGCAATACACGCCCATAAACTAAAAATAAACCACATAACATACTACCTCCTATGCATTTGGCACCCTAAAATAAATATGTCGGTTTATCGTTATTTGCAGAGCCTATTCTTCAACTTCTTCTTTTTTTAGTTTTTTATATTTTCCACCAAACTTGTCGGCTATTTTCTGATTGATATCATCAATGTCATAATCATCACCTTTATATTCAAGGTCTTTAGCCTTGACATGTTTACGTGGCTTATCTTTTTTGTCGTAGTCATATTTGGTAGGAGAAAGCTTTCTTCCAACCTTTGGTCCAAAGACACTTTCATCGAGAATACCCTCAAGCTCCTCTCGAATAATTTGTTGCAATTCTTCTTTTGTTATTTTCATAGTTTTACTCCTTTTAAAGTCTTCGCCTAAAAAATTTTTACAATTATAAACCTTATATCGGTTCCATTTGTTTTCTACCTTTCGCAATATCATCGAAATATTCCAACATATACTTACTAAGTTTGTCATTATATGAATCATAGACCATAAAGTTAGTATCTTCGAGGTCTTTGAACATTATTTCTACTTTATTATAAAAAACATCAATTACTTTTTCCATAAACTCCATCACATCTTCAGCGGCTCGTTTTTTTTGCAAGTCCTCAGAGTCCACAAAGAAAGGCAAAAGTCTTCTAAAGTCACGCTTTGCTTTTTCCGCTTGCTTGTCCAATATTTGTACTACGTGAGTCATGTTCTTTGCAGCCGAAGCAATCTGTCGAAGTCGAAATCTTTCTTTGACGGTAATATCAAGTTCTTGATCGACATTAAAGTTATACATGGGTTTAGAGCGCTCCTTATCATCTTCAATATCAACGGTCATTTTTGTTATATCCTCATCGTCCTTTCCGAACTCTCCAATGCCCATGGCAGCCATCAGTTCCGCCGCTTGTTCTTGATCTTCTTCATCTTCGGAATCCAACATTCGATAAAGCTTCATTGCCATCGGTCTGTCGACGTTTGGGTCGTCCATAAGACGTTTCTTCATTGGACGTGGGGCTTGATAAAAGCGTTTCATTTGCTCCGCTATCAATCGGTATAATTTTTGTT